TCAGCGGTGAATGTTCCGAAACCTTCAGTGGTAACACCAGAGGTGAGACCAGCGTAGTTGGTGGATGCTTCGTCGAAGAGTGCTTCAGCGCCGGCCTTGTTGGTGTACTTACTCTTCATTGCGAAGATAAGACCAGTAGGTCCGTTCATTGGCTGAACGCCACACACATCATAAGCGATGAGGTTAGGCATTGCACGACGAACGAGTGAGATGAGGACGGGATCGAACGATGCGATACCGCCGGAGGCATCAGCGCCAGGGAAAACCATACCGGATGAGGTTGGTGCAACAGTCTCCTTGAGGAACCGCTCTTGGTTCTCAAGTAGCACAGCAGTCACGTTCTTACGGTATGAGTCACCGATCTTAGGAAGATCGGCATGCTCTAGCACTGGGGCCCACTTTTGCTGAATTTGTTCAGCGAGCAGGTTGTTGTTCATTTTAGAACTCCTAGTGTAATTGGAAACAAGTGTGAAAAGGAAAGATTATACTTGCTTAGACGCCTTCGCGACTTTGCCAAGTACGGCAGCGTATTGCTGCATAGACTCACTCAGAACAGGAGCATCCTCTTCGGTTGCTTCCACGAGAGTGCCGTCGTGTACAATTTCTTCGGCTTCAAGGACAACAGTGTCATCCTCAGAAACATCGAAGTACGATTCTTTGAGTAGCGACAACTTCTCAGAGTACTGATCAACATCGTCATATGCGATGCCTTCAGCGAGGGAAGCCAACTTCTCAGTTTCAGTATCTGTGAGATCAGCAGCAGTCTTGAGGAAGACTTCAGAGCAGCGAGATTCGAGGAGATCCTTAGAGACTTCCATGTTCTTCTCAATTTGCTCGTTCATCTTGCTTTCAAGATCATCTACCTTGGTGTAAAGACCTTCAAGAAGATCATACTTCTCAGCAGGAACGTCAATGTAGTGATCTTCGAAAAGACCCTTGAGACCAGTGATGAAGGACTCGGCGATGTCGCCCTTGATACCACGCTCAACAGCGAGTTCGTTATCCTTCATCCACTCCTCAACAACGTAGGAGAGATAGTCATCCATCTTCTCAGATAGATCATTGCGGTATGCTTCACAGATTTCTTCAACTTGAGTATTCGCTTGTGACTCAAGATCTTCAGTGATCTGTTCGACTTGTAGGTTGAGTGCAGATTCGAAAAGAGTTTCAGCCTTAGTCTTGAAGTCCTCGCTGAGTTCTTCGCCGGTGAAGAGAGTTTCGAGATGCTCCTTCATCTTGGCCTTTTCGACCTTACCTGCGGCTCCAGAAGCCTTGGGTTCCTTCAACTTCTTAGCCTTCTTAGCACCGTCAAGAGTACCAAGTTCAACTCCCTTACCGGAAGCGTCCATGGTGTCGGAGGCATCTTTGGCCTCTTCGGCTTCAGCCATTTCGTACTTGACCTTTTCTTTCTTCATCATCTCTTTCATTTCTTCAAAAGACATATCGTGCATCTCTTTCATGCGCTCGGTCATTTCTTCCTCGCCCATGTCTTTACCTTCGAGATGTGATTTATACGCTGCCATCATGGCCTTCATTTCTTGTGCTTGAGTCATTTCCTCGGCCGAATCGGCACGACCTTCAAGGATCTCTCTAGCAGTTTCAAGTGTTCTGTCTGACATTCGAATGCTCCTTCAAACAAGTCTCTTTATTTAGACATCCATCAACTTTGAGAGGAAATCCGCGAAAGCATATAACTTCGCCTCTTCCAGTTCAGATCGACTGGCACTAGAAATAGTGCCTTTGTACGAGTCGATGATTTGCGGTTCCAGAACACCATTGTTCCAGACCCATTCCTTACCTTCCATTACACCCTCAACAAATGCGTTGGGTGCAGATGGATCGGCAACAATATCAACGGCAGACAGCATGAAGTCTTTCTGAACTTCGTTGGTGCCATTGTTGTCCTTGATAGAACCCATACCGCGAGAGGAGACACCGATCTTCACACCCTCATCAAGCAAGTTCTTGACGATCTTGCCATAAGGTGTATCGATAATCTTCGCTTTCCCGACGATATCAGTTCCGTTTTGCTTCAGTTCCTTGATAACATGAGAGACACGTTCAAGATTCACGCTGGGACCATCTGGGTGACCAAGTTCACCCATTGCTCTACCAGTATCAACATACTCTTTATTGTATCGTTCAACTTCTTTGAATAGAACCTCTTTGGGATAAACCCTACCGTTGCGGTTCTTGGTTTCGGCCTGCATGAAGACACCCTCAACGAAGTAGGACTTCTTTCCGTCCTTTTCCTCGACGATGACCTCGGCGGTGATTTCTTCATTGAGTTCTTTGATTAGTTTCATGACTTCTTCTTAGCCTTGTCTTTAGCGACTTTTTCTTCATCGTCAGCGTCAGGATCTTCCTTGCCGGTTTCCTTCTCCGCGTCAGACTTGTAGTTCTTATCGACGTAATCGAAGAATTCCTTCTTCTTGTCGTCATCAAGTTCACTAGGGTTGCTAACACCAAACTTCTTGAGTGCCTTACGGAAGAACTTTTCGTACTCCGTATCTTCTTCTTCGTTGACACTATCTACTTCAACTTCTGCTTTGTTGTTATCAAATGCAGTTGCAGAGAGATTACGACTTCTTTCGTCAATCTTCTCAGCGACTCGACCAAGTAGGTCGGTATTGATTAGTTCACGGGCCTTGAGAAGATCGCCGTCTGATAATGCTGTGATAATGTCTTTTGAGTTTGACATGTCTATTCCTTCTGGGTATTCCCTACTTCAAGTATTTAGTGTATGCGTACTTTCAAGACTCATAGTCTTTTGCCAAAGAATCAATAATCATTTCATCACTTCTTCGTCTAAAGTCTACGGTGACTTCGTTCTTCTTCTTGTTTACTGTGAGATCGGATGAATCGACAATCTCATCACAAGCCTTTGCAAAAGCATCTGCGGTCTTGAAGTCTTTGAATTCATAAGTCTTTTTTGCTTCATCAATTTGAACAGACTCTTTTTTGCCCTTGTGTTGGGACCACAAATCTTTGTCTGCGGTTGTACGAGTCTTACCACCAGTAATGAAACTGTTGACACGAGCAAATGCCCATTGATGTTGAGTCGCACCGGGTCGGTGACCTGACCTCCAGGCTTCCATACCTCGGTCATATACCTTCTTCAGAATACCGTATGCAATACCACTTTTTTCTGATTTATTTTCGAGACCCTTGATCTTTTCGTCGAGTTGCACACTTTCGCTGATGCGATCCATATCCATCATGAAATAACTACCGGGATCCTTTGGATCCTCTGCACCAATGTACTTCTTGTAGTCACCACCACCAGATTTGGGGATGTTGTATGAATGGTAAAAGATCTCATCACCTTTGATGAATCTTGCCTTGGCACCACGAACGGTATATGAGTCGATACCGATTGCTGCTTTACCTTGTTTCCATCCCTTGCTCTTGGGTGTAACACCGGCACGGGCCCATTCATCATTACCCTTTACTGGTTTTCTCTTGGGAGCAGGTCGCAACTTTTCATCGAGTTCAACGTATTCCTTGAACACCTTCTTGATGCGCGGACCCTCGTTAGTACTGTGCAGTTTGCCACCATGCTTCTTCATCAACTTCACAAGACTCTTATGTGCCATTGTAGGACTTCCGGTCGATCCAGAATTGCTTGACAACTCTACCATATGATCACCGTAGTTTGATTTGTACTGGTCAGTAGCCGCGGCGAGTCTCTCTCGCACTGCTTCATCTGCAAACTTGCTTGCCTGTTCCGTTGTGCCAAACTGGAACGTCATTTGTTCATCGAGTTCAACGGACTCTTTCTTGACAGCAGATTTCTCTTCCTTCTCTGCTTCTTTCTCGGCCGCTGCGATTGCTGCTTCTCTAGCATCAGCATCTTTACTATACTGACCAGAAGTAATGTACTTCTTTACTTCGCGAGTTGCCTGTTGGGGAGTCATGAACATTTCCCAACGCTCACCTTCAATAAACGATGAAATCGGAGCAGAGGCACCAAGACCCAACTTCTTGAGAGTTACTGGTGTTCCATTGACTTCAAAAGTCTTGAGGAAAAACTCTTTAGTTGTAGCAGGGTCGAGTGCTGGATCAGAAAGACCTTGCTCTGCGGCAGCGGCGGCCGCATCGGCAGCATTATCGCTTTCGTGAATTGCGTCATATGCAATAGCAACACTCTGTTCAAGAGTTGCTTCCACTTGCTTACGATCAAGACTCTCGCGAAGAATGCGTGTTGCTTCTTCGTTGTCTCCCCGCATAACACAATCGATAATACGCCTAGAGTTCATCAGTAGCCTCCCATAGAGTTCTTGTCTGGAATCAGACCAGCCTCTCGTTCCTTCTGAATTTGCTTATCCATATCCGTGATCTCTTCGTCAGTTTGCCTGAGGATGTGCTTTCTTACATACTCAAGAGAGTAGTATTGACCAACATATTCTTGAACATCACGGAGGACGGACATTCTCTCATTGACAATCTCATACTCTTTCAATTCCGCGAAGTGTGAATCACTCACATAATCAAAACGAATGTCTCCGACAATCTTCTTCCACTCATCCTCAGACATAATGCCTTTGAGAATGCACTGTGTTCGAAGCAGTCTCAGGAATAGATAGTTGAATTTATTTCTTAGTCTGGCGATGAACTTGGAGAATTTGAGTTCGTCTCGTGAGATCTCAGAAGCACGACCCATATTGAATCCATTTTCTGCTTCGAGTCTAGTCATCGGAATGTTCAATGAACGATACAACTTCTTCTGGAAGTATTCGACATCATCCATCTGTCCGAGATTCTCACCGCCTGATAGAGTATCGATCTCCGTACCCTTACCACCTTCTCGACGAGGCAACCAGTAATCTTCAAGCATGGACATGAACTTCTTATCGTCTCGAACTTCACCAGTGCTTGCGTCATACACCAACTTGTTTCGATATCGGTTCATCAATTGCTTGACGTACTGCTCTGCCTTTTGTTTGGGTAGAGAACCAACGTCGATGTAGAAGATTCTTCGCTCGGGTGCCCGGGCGAGTCTGTAGATAACCAACGCATCTTCAACCATTCGTAGTTGGTTGAGTGGCTTGATTGCTTTGTTTAGGTAACTTAGAACACGACCACTATTTGCGTCATGAAGACCTGAGTGGAAATAGCAAACAGACTCGGGAGCAATTTTGATCCCTGTCTGGTCTGTATCCTTTTCTCGATAGACATAAAATTCAGAGGATCCCTTGACAACCTTAGTTTTGGTTTTTGGATCAGTACCCTTCTGAACTTCGACCATCTTACGAATCTTCCTCGCATCAATCGATCTGAGTTCTTGGATACCCTTCTTAGGATTCTTATCATCGATGATGATGTGGTAGTAACCCTTTCCATCAATGTACCATCGACGGAACATCTCGTAACCTCTGTTATCGAAATCCAACATTCGAAGGACTTCATCAAACTCTGCATGAATCTTCTGTTTGATTGAATCTGAGAAAGATTCATTGTTATCCAACATCAAATTTACAGAGGATCCATAGTCACTATAGACAATTGCCTCGTTGCAAATATCCTCTACTGCCGATTCAATCTCGGGGTGTAGGGCCATTTCGCGATACTTCGCGACTGCTTGAGACTCTGTTTTGATTGCACCGTCTAGGTCAAGGTATGAACCATAAAACCCACCGGCGTCAATATACGAAGCACCCTCATCTGCTGTGGGAACAACAAAAGAAGGGTAGTTCGTAGTAGTTGATGTTACATCAACTGGTTTATTTAGTTTGGATCTCCCGATGGAGAATCCGAAAAGATCTACTGGCATAATTTATATCCTCAAGAAATTACTGTTACTTTGAATCGCCCGGAAGTGGTGCGACTCCAAGTGCAGTGGTTTCGTCTGTACCGTCATTCGTCAGGAAGTACGAGTACTGTAGGGTCACTTCAAAGGTTGCTAGATCTTCGTTTTCGGCATCGAGTTCCATCTGACCGACTGAAGATGGGAAGCAATAGAAGAACTGATACGACTTGATCGGTTCTCCCTTTCTATTTAGTTGGTCAACGCCCCATGTGGGGAACAATGCTCCATTGAGATCATGTTCATCACTTGCGACGTTACCAACTGCGGAGTAGATGTCATCGACCCAACGCTCGAAAGCATTGCGAATCTTGAATTCACCATCCGCAATGATGGTGACTGTCCACTCTGCGTATTCTCTGCTCCCCGGCAATTTGAGTTTCCGACCACGGAAAGGCACTTCAATTTGACCAAGTGTGGTCTCGGGAAGGGCCGCCGTTCTAATTAGAAAACCTAATTCATTTGGAGCGGGGGTGTTTCCAATATTACCATTCACCCGGAATAGGTTTGGTCGAACACCACCATTGAGAAGGCTGTTCTTGAACTGGTTGATGTTTAGCGACATTCGTTTCTCCTTGGGTATCTATTAGTATCTATCAGAGTCCCGAACCGATTTCATCAAAGTTTACACCAGTTCTTGTGGCAACGAAATTCAGAGTGATGAAGTTGATGGAGCGAGTGGGTTGGATGAAGATATCAGCAACAAACTCGTTTCTATCAATCACTTGCCCGGTATTGTTTGAATCATCACACACGACCTTGAAGTCGGTGATACCGCGGCGGGTCTGAACGTCTCTCAAGAAAGGTTCAACAATATTGATGAACTGCGCCCTCGTGAAGGCATCGTTCTGTTCGAAGAGTTGGAACTTAGACGCTGTTGCAATTGCTTTCTCAAGAACAATGAACAATCTACGAACATTGATTCTGTCGAATGCACTTGGCTTGCTTTGTAGAGTCTTGTCACCAAAGAGGACTGTTCCTTCTCCGGGGAAAGAGACGACAGGGTTGATTTGATCAACATACAGATCATCTCTCTGAGACTTGATTGGGTTGTAACCAAGTCGCACAACACCTCGAACTTGTCCGCGATTGAAACCTGCGGGTGAGAACCAAGGATCTGTAAGTTCGTCAGAACGAACCACGATACCAGCAACATCACCGTTGAGAGGCACATATCGGTTTACATCATTGTAGCGGTCGTACATGTACTTATAACCACTATCAAGGAATGCGTAAGACGAAGATGTATTGAGGTTATTGGAAACACCGTTGAAGTCACCACCAGAGTCCGCAGCATTCACACCATTTCTGTAAGCGACTGCGTTTGCTGTAGCAACTCGGGCAGTCTTATCAACAACTGCGGCTTCAGGTGGGGAAAGGAATG